GTAACGATCTTGCATGATGGTTTTCAGCATGATCGATACAGGTGTGAAGTTATCAATGTCTCCCGACAAGAGTGGCTTCACAATCGCTGGCGAGAAGCCAGACACCAGAGCGGTGCCGCCTTTGTCAAATTTGACTGGCGCGTTGCCGTACGATGCGTTTAGGTTCCAAAACACCACTTGTGGCATAGTGTAACCCGCTTCTTCGTACTTGCGTTTGATCATTTGAATTGCAGAATCGTCATGAGTCATGCATTGATCAAACTGCATGTCAGACAGAATCAATACCATTGCTGGCATTTCTTCTTGAGGTACGCCACCCTTTACTGCAACATCAAGAATTTTCTTGAATGCGGCATGTAGGTTGGTGCTCATCTCCCATTTAGACTTAACCATTTGGTCAATCTTTTGGTTGATGTTACCTTTTAGATTCAACAACTCTGGCTTGCTAGAGAAAGTCAAGAAGGTGTCCTTGAACTTCCCGGTGTTCTTGTCTGCAAGATACAGTCCCAAAGAGACTGCTACTTCAAGGCAAGAAAGTTTTTTGTTCTTTCCTGCTGGACAAGTCATAGAGCCAGATACATCTACCAAAGGTAGAATGTTTGCATCACCAACATAGTTAGGCAATGCTTCCCATTGCTTTTGAATCAAGTCCAATTCGGTCTTGTCAAAAGTAACGCCATATGCACCGATGCGACCTTTCAGTACATCGTATGGATATGCAACGGATGCATTTACCTTCACTTCTGGATTGTCACCTTTCACAAGAGAAGCAACATACTCTGCATACTTTTCAGTATTGCGGTTGAATGCTTTCTTGTAACGTGCAGACGCAACAGAAGGTACATGAGAAAAGTTAATGTCATCCCATGTGTTTGCACACATGTTTTGTTCCACAACTTTAGTCAATTCGACCAAAGACTTACGATAGAACTTTGGAGACATGCCGAAGAAATTACGAATCTCTACGGCAATAGGACCTTGACGAGGTGTCCACTTTGCGGCAAGCCCATTGCGCTGGCGCAGGGCATCACCAAGCATAGTGTATGCTTCATTCTTCAACTCTTTAGACTTGAAGATAAACAAGTCATCCCAACGACCTAATTCAGGTACTTTCTTGAGTAATGCTTTTGCGGCATTAGGGTCTGTATTCTCAAGATGCACAAGAATGTCGCGGAACAACTGGCGTTCACCAGCGCCACCTCGGGCATCACGAAGCCATGCGGCTACACGCAATGCAAGGTCACGGTTCTCTGCCATTGCGGCAGTAAATGCTGGCACAATATTTTTACCGCGAGAAGCGCCAGCGTTATAGAACAAGTCTACAACTGCATTCGCGGTTGACTTACGAGCCTTCATACCATTCTCGGTACGGGCTTCTTGGTTTACTATTGCGTCTACAAATGTTGTCATAGTATAACTCCTTTAAAACAACAGGTTAATTTTTGCGTTTTCAATTACAAGTTGAATGCTTTTAGTTTGCTGAACTTAACCTAAAATCTTTCATGATAAAACAGAATAGTTTTCTTCTTTTTGATTTACATGAGAACTCGAAACTCATGTCGTCCGCCGAAACGGACCAAGTATAACAGGCTTGAAGCCTGTTTGGATTTGTTGCTGAACCTATTCTAAAACATTTCAAAATAAAATCGGGTTGGTCGGGTAAGTATTATCGGTTCTTAAACCACGGTACTTCCTTTCGGATAAAAAAACCCTACCGTAATCAGATGGGCTACCATCATCTTTCTGTCTTTCCAGCGTCAGATTTAATTCGAGTTTACTCTCTAGTCTCCGTAATTACACCTTGCGGTGGTCCTCCTGTAGAAGACAGTTCTTTAGCGTTTTATGTTAAAGATTGCTGAATCCAACCCCTTACTAACTCAATATAACAATTGTATCAGGTATCTATGTGAATGTCAATGCATTCCATGGTAAATGTTTGGCGGAAGCGAAGAGATTCGAACTCTTGGACCCTTTCGAGCCGTCTGTTTTCAAGACAGGTGCAATAAACCGGACTCTGCCACACTTCCTTATTTGGTGCCCAAGGCGGGACTCGAACCCGCAAGATTTAGTTTCTAAGACTAACATGTATACCAATTCCATCACCTGGGCAATTATTTATTTCTGGTACCCTCACTCAGATTCGAACTGAGAAAACTTCTCCTTTTGAGAGAGATGACTTTACCAATTTGTCCATGAGGGCATGGTACCGGATATTGGGATCGAACCAATGACTTATCGCTTATCAAGCGATTACTCTACCGCTGAGTTAATCCGGTGTAAATTCTGGTGCCGCCTGTCGGGATCGAACCAACTTCCTCGGTGCTTCAAACCGGTGCAATGACCACATTTGCTAAAGCGGCGATGGTACCTCCAGCAGGATTCGAACCTGCATGAACCAATTATCTGTTGCTTACGGGATATAAATCCGCCGTTTTACCCTTAAACTATGGAGGCGCTGGTGCCCTCAACAGGTAACGATCCTGTGTTTCATCCTTACCAAGGATGTGTAATGCCTTTATACTATGAGGGCTAAATGGTACCTTGTGACAGGATCGAACTGCCGACCTTCTCCTTGTAAGGGAGACACTCTACCGCTGAGTTAACAAGGCGAATTAAATGGGTTGTTCTATGAGGATCGAACTCATACTATCTCGGTCACAGCGAGAGGTGCAGACCACTACACTAAGAACAACACGGAAAATGGCTGGGCTGTATGGATTCGAACCACAACTACCTGAGTCAAAGTCAGGTGTCCTACCGTTAGACTACAGCCCAATACTGTTAAGCCGCAACTGCGTATTTAAAACGATCTGCGGCGTGTGTAGCCGCCCATGCGTGAGGCTTTACTAGCGGAATCACATTACATGTTCCACGAATATAACCTATTGCTTCTTGAATTACACAAGACGATCCGTACATCTGATCTGGATTAATATCCAAGTGTACTTCAACATGACGACCTTCTAATACATCTGCTAGTTTCAAATACATGTCACTTGCACGATAAACTTCATTCATCAAACGGAAACGAGGACGATTAACTTTTTGATCGTAGTCTCTTTCACGTTCTACTTGTCCAAACAATTTGCAACCGTTGTTGCCATTGATGTGAACTACAACTGCGGTAATGTAATCTGCGTACCACACATTGCCTATTCTAAATCTTTCTGAGTCACACCCAAGATAAACTTTTGTCTCTGGAGTTTGGTCTGCTATGAATGCTCTCACTTCTTCCAAATTAATGTTTCGCATGATTTGTTTCCTTGTTGGAGCGGAATATGAGAATCGAACTCATAACTGAAGTTTGGAAGACTGCCGTTTTACCATTAAACTAATCCCGCATTTTTACTTGTTGAGTTTCCTCATTGTATCTTGTTATCTTATCATCAACCTCGGAGGGTTGCTTTTTTTTATCTTGTAAGTCTCGACCAAAAATTGCGTCCCAACGATTCATCCATTCATCATGAGATACACTAAATGGGCGAGGCGCGCTTCCTTTGCCTGCCTCATGTGTCATTTTACAACTCCATATACTGATTAAATAATTTATCACCTAAACGAAATGCTTCTATTTCCCAAGGTAACTCTCTGTACGGAATAATATCCATATTTACTCTTCTTGATTTCCAACGTGTCATGTCTTCATCTAATTCTTTGCGAACAAACTGACGTACATGGACCATTTCATGTGCCATAGTACGAATTTGTGTTTCTACACTATCATCTTTTGCAATAGCCATAATGAAGTGTCGCGGTTCGCCTGACATATTATAGTCTTCGGCACAAACCCAACCGTATTCATTACCCATATTACTTTTATAACTAATTCGGATATGCAAATTTGGGATCATTTGCGGAGTAAACAATTGGCTGGCAAAGTAATTTAGTGCCTTTCTTTGACATGCCTTTATTCGACTACCGTAAAGATTTAGTTCCATTTGCGGACCTCCTTCTTCACTATTTATTTTTTCACGATTTTGGTCCGAGTAGAGAGATTCGAACTCCCGACCCTCTGGTCCCAAACCAGATGCGCTACCAGACTGCGCTATACTCGGTAAACTTGGTGCCCCATGACAGAATCGAACTGCCGTAACCTGATTACAAAACAGGTGTAATACCATTATACTAATAGGGCGAAACTGGTGGTGATGGAGGGATTCGAGCCCCCAACCTCTTCCGTATGAAGGAAATGCACTACCATTGTGCTACATCACCTTATGTGTGGCTCCACAGGCAGGGATCGAACCTACGACCAATTGGTTAACAGCCAACTGCACTACCGCTGTGCTACTGTGGAATAAAATAACAGGATACGCTTTGCTTTTTTCCAATAAAAAGTTTTTGTGTTTGCTGAAAGTATCCTAAAACTGGTTGCGGTGGCAGGATTCGAACCTGCGATTCTTGGCTTATGAGACCAAACGGATGACCACTTCCATACACCGCGTCATTTGGCGGTCTCAAGGGGTAACGATCCCCTTCTTTATGCGTGACAGGCATATGTGCGTCCATGAACACTTTGAGACCAATCTGGTAGGGGCACGGAGAATTGAACTCCGGTTAATAGGTTAAAAGCCTACTACTTTACCACTAAGTTATACCCCCAAATAATCTGGCGCCCCGCTAGGGACTCGAACCCCAACCAACGGTTTTGGAGACCGTCATGCTGCCATTACACCAGCGAGACTTACTTGGTACCGCCTGAGAGAATCAAACTCCCACTTCATCGTTCGTAGCGATGTGTAATATTCATTTTACTAAGGCGGTAAAAAATTTGGTGGAGGATAGCGGAATCGAACCGCTAACTGTAACTTGCAAGGCTACTGTGTTCCCAATTATACCAATCCCCCGAATATTTGGCATTACGAACTTTAGCCGTATCTCTTACGCGGATACCGAAAGTACATCGTTGATGCACCGCTTTACACGCCAGCACCTATTGCTGGATTGACACACCTTGATGGTGTGACTCTGGAGTGGGTGACAGGGATCGAACCTGCATTGTCCTGATTTGCAATCAGTTGCCTAGCCTTTCAGCGCACACCCACATAATTTTTGGTGGAGTAACTTGGAGTCGAACCAAGAATGTTTACCACAAGGGGACGGATTTACAGTCCGCCGATGCACACGCCATAGCATCAATTACTCCATATGGTATTAGATTAGTTGACGCACTATTTGCTATGCTCAACGGAATTATTTGCAAGTTTACCGTTTATGTACATAGTTACTCGGGCTTAGCAATACCCATGGCTTACGTCAACTAATCTAATACCATATTAAAACACATTAGGATGTTTGATAGAAATAACAGTTTTGAACCTGCCCTACCGTGTCGTCCACGGACTTGTCTATCGCACACATTACTTGCCAAGTTGTTCCAGCACCCTCGGGAGGCTTCATGTAGTCTTAGCAGAGCCTAGCCGTCACTAGGAATAATTCTCTGCTAAGGTACCTACTGGCTTGGTAACCCAATGCGTTTTAATATGGTACACCTAGGGGGAATCGAACCCCTCTTTTGCGCCTTGAAAGGGCGCCGTCCTAACCGTTAGACGATAGGTGCATACCTGATACAAATTGTTAAAGAACTTTTCTGTAATCCAGAAATATCTGAATCACTCACAACAGAACTAAGTATATGCTATATCCAATGATTTGTCAAGCACTCTTTTTTCTGTTGTTTTTTTACAACTGGCCCGGCTGGCAGGAATCGAACCCACATCGGACGCTTTAGAAGAGCGTTGCCTTATCCATTAGACCACAGCCGGATAAACTCTATTCTATCAAACAACACTACTCTTGTCAAGTGATGTTGTTTTTTTACAACACAAACAAAAACCCCCTAGTTTTTTAGGCTAGGGGGCTTGTGTTTAGATTGACTTTTAGTTGGTAGTCAGTCCGTGCCCCCTCGGCAGTTTTCCCAAATCGCAGGTGTGCGTGAGCCTACGAATGGCAACGCATATGTGCAATCTAGTTTTCTACTGTGATGGGATATTAACTGCATTAGTCTTCCTCTAAAAATTTTATTTGTCATGTATGTATATATGCATCCAGAGCATCATTTTTGCGTGAATGAAGAAATATTTCTTGGTGCCGCGAATGATACTAGCACAAGTGCCGCTAACCATTCCCAAAACCCGTAAGCAATTGTTAGTCCGAACAAAGTGTTCACAGACCAAATAAATGCAAGTGGCGATAAAAATGCAAACACTATAACAAAGAGTGCTACAAAAGCAACTAGACCATTTTTCATTTCATACTCCATTCATCTTCAAATTCATCAAAATCATCCTCTGAAAAATTCTTCGGATCAAGACCACGCAACTTGTGTTGTAACTTTTGGTGAGTCTTTCCTTTGTCTTCTCTCAAAGGTTTTTTCTTTGGGTTAGGTTTACGTTCATCTTCTTCGAGAAATTGTCGAAACCCTTTAATCTTTTTATCTGTCTTAGACATGTTAAGCCTGCGATTCTCCTACGAACAACTCAGGTAGTGCGTCTTCTACTACCTTGCGGGTGATGCCTTTGTAGCCTGTCAATTTTTTATCTTTGATCATGATGGCTAATCTGGCTTCGTCAGCAGAAATGCTTTCTAGCATTTCGATAAAAATTTTTTCTTTACGAACCTTGGTAAGGTTATTCTTTGCGCCTTTTACAAAGTACCCAAACTTTTTCAAGTCTTTATGTAGTCTATTATAACCCCAATTGTCTGGAATGTCAAGTTGTTTGTAAGGTGGTGTTCCTTCAGGCAAATCAAATTGAATGTCCCTATTGTATACAAATGTGAGAATAGTTTTCAATTCAGGTTTCAAATTGGCAATCTCACGCAAATGTGTTACACGATCTTTCGTGGGTACATCATTTACAATTTTAAGCAACTCTGGTATGGTTGCTCTACTAATGTCAGTCGGCATGTTAAAATTCCTGTATATGTTCCATCAATTGTTTCATACGATTCTTGATGAAATAGTTTAGTACTTTATCTTTACCCTTCACTTCTTTGGGGCTACGATAAGCGGTTAAAATTCTATCTGTATATTCACTAGGTACTTTTGACAAGTCAATTAGACTTTCATTTCGCTGGTAATTACGCAACATTGATGCATCGCAAAAATCTTCTGGTTTCTGCGCTACCCATGTATTTAGTTTTTTCTCAGTTACAGGCTTCTGACGGGCTTCGGTAATAAAGGTGTCATCGCTAGACAGAATGTTAGGAATGCCGTCACCCCTATCGCCTTTGAGAATATGCTCTTTAAGAAATTTGATTGGCTCTGACGTTTTTAGAAACTTTTTTGCCATAGGGCTGTACTGATCTACGTTGGCGAATTTCTGCAATTGCATAAAGTCTTTGTCGCTAGAAAGAATCAGAATCTTTTCACTTTGTGAATTTCTCAATTCAACACCATAGTTGATACAGATTGTACCGATTACATCATCGGCTTCAGTCTTATCAATTTGTATAACCTTGTACGGAAAGTTTTCGCGAATCTCATCACGCACTCTGTTAAGAGTTTCGAAAATTAGATTCCAATCGTATGGAGAGTCTTCACGCGATTTTTTACGCGCCGCTTTGTAGTACGGAAACAAATCTTTGCGCCAGTACTTCTTATCATCTGCACAGATTACAAGATCACCATACTCTTCTTTAAACTTCACATTGTACATGCGAATGCTATTGAGTACCATATGGCGAATTAAATTCTCATCGATGCCGCCACTAGCGATTCCTGGTTGCATCATGAGGTTGGAAATCATGACTTGATTCAAGTCGAGTAAAATCATTTCAATGTCCTAATTAACTATTCTGAGGATAATTGTATCAGAA